TCGTCCACTTTTCGCTTTAAATATCCGTCCGAGCTCATAACGACGGTATCCACCGGCACATGATTATGCGGTTTATGTCCTTTTCTGAACCATGTTTTTTCACAACCCGCGTAATGCTTACCCCTCTCACCCTTGTTCGCGGGAACATGCCCTCGCTCGAAACGCCCCGTAAGCCCGGAGTCGAGCTTCATCCGAGAGCGGATACCTTTAATCTGCTTAACCGTATAGCGTACTCCGAACTCAGCGAACAGCATATCCGACATCTCCCGCGCGGTTTTTCCCTTGTTGTTTCTGATCAAGAACTCCCGTACGTCCGGCGGATAAATAGTCCCGTTAAGTTTTTTCCCCCGCTGGGTTCCGCTCTTGATTTTGTTGTTCGTCTTGTACGCTTTGATTCTGCACGCGGTCATTTCCTCGCCGAACTTCCCGGTGAACTCACGGGCGACTTCCTCGCTCGTATGACCTGGAATGAACGACCGCAGGAATTCTTTCTGCTCGGACGTATATCTTCTCATTGCATGTTCTCCAGAAGTTTTCTCCGGCTGGACTCGCTCTGCCTGCTGTCCCTGTTCTCCAGCAGCGCCGGCATATCCTCATTACGGTAGCCGCAGCTCTCGGCGACTTTCAGCGCGGAAAGCTGCAAGCTCGCTACGTGCAAAATCTGCCCGCTCACGGAGCAGACCGCCTTTGATTTTTTTATCGTTCTCTCTAAAACCTCGTCGTCCATCATCTTTTCTTCGTCGTCCAGTTCCTCAAGCATCGAAAAAAGATGATTGTTCAGATCGCTCAGATTGTTCTTCATCCCTCTGTTCTCCTTTTTTTTGCGTTATGGCGGGGCGCACGGCCCCGCCGATTCTACGATTTAAGGATTTTGAAGCGGGGACGGACATATAGGTGCGCAAAGCTCGCGCCGTGGCAGGCGGCATAACCATGGCTGGAGGCATAGCAGAAACGGGACGCAGACGCATCCTCTATAGTCTCCGTCCAATACCACAAAGAATAAGCCTCGTTAAAATCAAAACAAACGCGGTTGCGGCCGTCCATAAAAAACGGTTTCGCATCTTTGCCCCACAAATCTTCCTTGCGGAGAAGCCCGCACTCCGCGACTGGTACTCCCGCCGCTCTCATCGCATCCGCCAAGAGACCGCAAAGCCATTTGCCGAGCGGAGTGTCCAGGAATGTTTTATCCTTGTTCCAATTTTTATCTATCGCGCTCCACATAATCACATGGTCGAAAACAAGATTTATCTCGCCGTCCTGTACGTCATAGACAGAAGCGCACTCGCCGTCCACCTTGACCTCATCAAACTCCATGCCGTCAATAACACATGCCGGAACGAAAAACTCCGGCAGCTGCATCCGCTCTCCGTCCTGTACGTCATCAAGATGCTTCAAAAAACCTTCTGGCGAAAACGTCCTTTTCACCGAAACCACAATTGCATTCTCTGTACCCATATATTCCTCCTACATAAATTTGAACGGGTCGAATGACTCCGCTTTTTCCTCTCTCTGCCATGATCCCGACTGCCTGCGGAGCGACTTCACCGGATGATGCACGAAATCACTCATAAGCCCGTAGCGGAGCGCGTCGTAGGCATGATCCTCAAGCTTCGTGTCAACGTCCTCCGGGTGATTCTTGTCCGGAGTAAGGAGCGGAAGCGTCCTTATCAGGTTCCGGCAGCTGTTGACAATCGTAAGAAGCGGAATCTTGCCCGTCTCCGTGTCCACGGTAAGGTTAAGATAGTCATAGACGCTCACAAGCCCGTTGATGCGGTCGTTGTTTGCCTTGTGCATCTTCCATCCGGCTTTCTCGAACTCCTCGGCGATGCTCTGTCTGTCGTCGTCCTTGTTCCATACGGCGGGGTCGGCGACCATATCGTAAACGCCCTCCGCCATGGACATCGCCATCGACTCCGACGCGACCTCACGCGCGCCTTTCTTTATGCCGACGTTGTACTCACCCTCGCGGCAACCGTAGAACTCGCGGTACACGACCACGCGCCCGGCGGTGTTGACCGCGAACCAATAGATCGCGAACGGCTTGGAGAAACCCCAGTCCATGGCCGCGAACTTATACCATTCACCCGGTCGGAGCACCATAGGCCCTATGACGTGCTTCGCCGGAACAAAAGCATCAAACACCTGTCCCTCCATTACGGTCCAGTCGCCGTACCTGAGCGCCCTGGCAAGATGCGTCGGCATGTTCATCAGCCGCGCCTCGTAGTCCGTGTCGAGCAAGTACTTGTTGTCGTCAAGAGTTGACGGGATGAAGCACCTGCTCGTCCTGTGAACCTTACCCTTGAAGTCAACGGACTCCGCGTAAAAGATCCTGTTTGGCTCATGGTCGTCCATGAACCGCTGCTTAATCCAGCCGTGACCGACTCCTCCGGGATTCGCCGTACCGCGTATATAGCACGGAACTCCGTGCGTGCTCCTGGCGCGGGATATCATGTAGTCCCAGCAGAACGGGGACGGGTAGTTGCCCAGCTCGTCCATGCCGACCCATGTGTACTCGTGTCCCTGGTAGCGGCGGACGTGGTTCTCGCTCTCAAGATAGCGCAGCTTGAGAGTCGCGCCGTTCGGAAAGTGCCATGTGTTGTGACTTTCCCCGACGGCGGAGCCCTTGAACCGCCCGCCCATCGGCTCGAAAAGCTCGTGCGAGCGGTTAAGGAGCTGCTCAAGCTCGCTCGTCGTCTGGCGGAAAAGTATTCCGTACCAGAACCGCCCGTACTTCCTTGCTCCCTCAAGGAAATCGTTGAGCAGAAAATCGCTCTTGCCGCCGCCCGCCGCGCCGCCAAAGAACAGCTCGAAAGCCGGGCACCGGAGCGCGCGTCTCTGCTTCGGCTGCGGCGTCCAGATAACTTCCTTCGCCATACCTGATCAGAACGGGATGTCCGTGTAATCGTCCGTGGCATCCGGGTTGCCGTGGTCCTTGTACATATCAAGGTCCGCCGCGTTTTCCCGCTGCGTCTTATCCTGCCTTGGCCAGCAGTAATAGCCTTCCTCGTCCAGGATGAATTCCGGCTCCATGTTCAGATAACCGTCCTTCTTCCTGAGCCTGATGTGCATATAGCCGCGTCTTCCCCTCCATCCTTCCGTATTCCAGTTACCCCTGCTGATGCCGAACGTGTCGAACATCGCAGTCGCACGGCCCGCGAAAGAATTCCCCTCGGTAAGGAAAAACGATACCCTCGGCTCGCCGGGGTAATTTATCTTGCATTTAACCCTCATGTATCGGGCGCCGTCCTTTGTCGTACTGCTCGATACGTCCAAAATCATGAGCTCGTAGTCGCCCTCTTTATCGACCCTTCCGGGACGCACCGGCTCCGGCGCGTAGTCGTCCATGAACATTTCAGTCCTCCTCGTTCCATTCCCCGTCGCTCGCCGCCTTTGCAGGAAGCTCTATTACGGGCATATTCACCTCGACCTGCTGCTCCGGCCGCACAAGCTCCAGATACCGGGACAGAAGCTCCATGTACTTGCTTCTGTCCACCAGCACGACCCGCGCGCCTGTCTTGCCGGGATATATCTGCGCTATCGCCTTCGCCTTGTCGCCGAGCGCGTCAAGCTTCTTCACCCTCAGCCCGCCCTGCGCGTTGAGAATATCCGCCGGATTGAAGAACGCGAGCGTCGCGAGGTCGTTAAGCAGCCTGCGCGCGTTCTCCTCGTCCGCCTCAGCCTGCGTCTCCGCAAGCAGAAGCCTTATAGCGTCCTTGATTCGCTGCTTGCCCTTGAGCCGGGAGCCGCACGACTCGCACGACTTTGCGTCCGGCTCCACGATCTTCTTCGTTTTCCGGTCGAATTTCGAATACGCCTTGCGGTACGCCGCCGTCGCGTTGAAGAACGACTCCGCGTGGCAGCAGTAGTACAGGACGAACAGCCTTTCCTTCGGCTTAAGCCCGTCGTCCCAGCGTCTCTCCTCGTCGTCGATCATGGCGGCTCACCTCCGTCTTTTCTCTGCGCGGCAAGAAGCTGCACATAAGCATTCGGCGAGGAAGGGTCTATGCCGTACTTACGGTATCCGTCCTCTATCGGGTTACCTTCCGGCTTAAAGTCGGCGCACTGCTTGACCCATTCCTCAAGCCAGGGGTTTTTCTTCGAGCCGCCGACGAACAGTATCCGTCCCACCATCGCG